TACCAGAAGTTATTACAATGAACAAGGTTGATGTAACGGTTGCTAACCAGCAATCAGGACTTCTGGTACGTGGTACTGTAAATGAGGCAGTAATGCCCTACCCTATTGACGAAGCAATGAAGGCATTGCTTCATTTTATCCGTTTTGTGTAATCCATTAATTCATAATTATGTATGGAAAGAAGTTTAATTAAACAAGTGAACCGTAAGAATATGGGTGCCCGTCTTAACTCGCGTAAAGTTAAGCCGGTATTCTTCCCTAATTTCTTTGGTGTAAAACAGAAGAACTCTCTGAAATGGGAAACTCTTACTGGCGAAAAAGGTGCACCGGTTATCGCTGATGTTATTTCATTCGATTCTTCCGCACCGCAAAAGAAACGTGAAGTTATCGGCAAGATGTCAGGTGATATCCCTAAGACTGCAGTAAAACGCGGTATGAACGAAAGCGACTGGAACGAATACCAGCAACTTAGCCGGGATTGTGAAGGTGATGCAGACTTGAAATCAATTCTGGACCTTGCTTTTAAAGATCAAGACTTCGTATATAACGCTGTTCGTGGCCGTTTCGAATGGTGGTGTATGCAATTGATGTCTAAAGGTGGCTTCATTCTCAATTCAAGCAATAACAATGGCATTGTTACCGAAGAATTTGTAGGCTGTGGTATGCCTAATGAAAACAAGAAAGTTGCTGCTGTGGATTGGTCTAAGTCTACAACGGCCGACGGCTTGCAGGATATTGAGGACACTGTGGTTGCCGCTTCTGCCGAAGGTGTTACTATCAAATACGTAGTAATGCGCAAAGACAGATTTGCTCTATTGAAGAAGCAAAAGGCTGTTATTGAAAAGGTAAAAGGCTGGATCAATCAGAAAGAAAAACTGACTATCTCCAAAAAGGTTATCAATGAATACCTTGCTGCCCAAGAGAATACGGAAGGTGTCCAGATTGTTCTTGTAAGTCCGTCTGTTCGTATTGAGGATGCTTCTCATAAACGTACTACTGTAAATCCATGGGAATCCGCTAATATTTGTTTCCTGGAAGATTTACAGTGTGGCGACATTCAGCATGGTCCTATCGCAGCGGAACATTCTGTTGAATACAAGAAGAAAGCTACAACGCTGAAAAAAGACTTTGTTTTCATCAGCAAGTGGTCTGAACTGGAACCGTTCAAGGAGTGGACTAAAGCGGAAGCCAACGCAATTCCTGTAATTAATGATCCTGATGCAATGTACATCATGAAAACTGATGGCCAAGCATGGGAAGAAGGTGAAGATACTGAAAAAACAGATGAAGAGTAAACTATATGGCAACAATCAGAGAAACAATACTGGAATATCCTTCTATTGAGGATATGGAAAGCTTCTTAGATAAGGTAGTCTTCGTTAAGCGGGGCATCAACCCCGAAGCGGAATGTACTACTGAAAACATGAAGCAAGTTGGTCTTTGTGTCGCTGATACGTACGCCATGTTAGTAAACTCACAGGATTTCAGTGAGAATAAGCTTTCTATCACTCATCCCCGTTCTTTCTATATCCAGACTGCAAAACAACTGTATATAGAAAACGGGGAGCCGGAGAAAGCCGGTAAACTCGGGAAACGAATAATTATCAAAGGAAAGGCTGGTAACAGATGGTAAAACGATATCCACATACAGCGATAGTCACTATCGACGTTAACGGAAAGACAGTAAACGGTGAATGGGTTCCGGGGAAACCGATTGAAATATCCGTTCCCGGACGTTATGATCCTGTAAGTGATGGTACTGTTGTCTATAAACGTAATTCTGCTGGTGATGAAGCGCAAGTACATGGCTATTTTTACACCAAAATCCAACCGCCGGCAGACAGTAAGTTTTTGCGTTTGAAAGTTGATTCCAAAGGCGTAGATGTACCAATTATTTGTTGGGAATCTTATCAATCACATTCAATTATCAACGTATGAAAAATGGCATGACTCCCCTATTCGACCAACATTCACTAGAACGTTGGTTCGATCACTTTCAAAGCAAAGCAGAAAACAAGATACTTGTATTGCTGCAGGCAGGAGGTGAAAAGTTTATCGATATAGCTCGCCGGAACGGCTCATATAAGGACCAGACTGGCAATCTTCGTTCATCTATCGGATATATAATTGCGAAAAACGGAGAAGTGGTTGCAGAGAACTTTACTGAAAGTGAAAAAGGAACTGACAAGACAACCGGTAAGTATAAAGGGCGTAGGCTTGCAGAAGAAGTATCTCTGTCTCATTCCGGTGGTTATGTGTTGGTTGGTGTTGCAGGAATGGAATATGCGGCTGCCGTGGAAGCTAAAGGATATGAAGTCGTTTCAGGGGCTAATACGCAATGTGAGAAGTATCTAAGGGATACGTTGAAATCAGTTTTTAGCAAGATTTGATTATGGATGAATTTGACGCTGTAGATATAGTTTATAATGCTGTGGCCGCTGCGGGCACCGATGTTATGATTTACAAAGACAAATCGGAAGCAGGCTTGACCAATGAACATATCGTTATCAATCATCTACAATTGAATGAACTCGACTTCATTAATAAAGTGCCTATTAACGTCAACATCTTTGTCCCTTTGAATGAAAATGGTATGCACCAACGTCAACGCATGAAGGAAATTAAGCGTAAGGTGCGGAAGTCGCTTGATTCAATCAATAGTAATGACGGTGTATGTAAAGAAGTGACAGTTCTCTGGAGTGTTCCAATGCCGGACTTGAAAGAGAAATTCGCTTGTACAAATATTAGACTAGAAATTTTAATAGATCAATAATTATGACAGGAGAAGTAAGACCTATCGCTATGGGCGTAGGTAAAATTAAATTTGGAACAGTCGGAGACGGTGTTCCAGGAGCGGACCTCAAAGATTTTCCTCTTCCGACAAAAGGAAGTGTAGTATTCAACTTTGCGGATCCTAAAGAAGTAAAAGTCGAAACGGAAGGAAGCGATGAACCTTTGTATGTTGAATTTGTAAAAGATACAACAGATTACATCGAGCTCTCTATTCCTACTCCTTCTAACGAAGTACTTAAAGAGTTAGCAGGTGGTGAGATTGATACAGCTGACGGAAGAAACATCTGGAAGAAACCAATCAACGTTCCTTCTATCTCAAAGACATTCCAGTGTGAAACATTACCCAAAAACGGTAAAAAGGTAGTTTATACCGTAGTTAATGGTAAGATTACTTCTAAGATCTCACAAGCTCCCGGTTCCGAGCAAGCGGAGTTGTTACTTGTACGTGTATATATGCAGGCAGCTATTACAGCTTCCGGAGAAAAAAAGGCTGCTTTTATGCGTGAAGTTATAAGCGTGTCTGAAGGCGGAGAAGCCCCGGAAAATCCAGCAAATCCCGAAGGCGAAGAAGTAGTAGAGTAAAAAATGGTTTCCTGTGTAGCTTAGTTGGTTAAAGCACTACATTAGTAGAAACCGGTGGTTCGAATCCACTCACAGGAACAAACTATTTGAAGGATGGAGCCGAAAGTATTAAAGGTTAGTCGCGAATAACTGAATGTATTGCCTGGAAGTACAACGGGCTAGGCTCCTTGGATTACTAAAACATTATCAATAAAATATCATTTATGAGAAATCTATTAGGGAAATGGCTAAAAAAACTTCTCACACCAATAGTGCGAGAAGTTATCAAAGAGAGAGAAAAAGAAATTATTGATACCACTCATCGAGTTGGCTCTCATTAATATCGTATTTTTCTCTCATGGTTTGTTTTTCTTTTTCCATGTATTGAAGATACTTTTTCAAGCTTTCTTCTGGAAGAGCTTGTTTAATAGCTTCTAAACGGGCAAAGATAGCGCTAACTTGAAGAACAATTCCTTCTACTTTTTCTTTTTCCATAAAATAAAATTTAAATGTGACAAAGCAAAAGTAATAATAATTGGGCACGTTCTTCGATTAATACAGTTTTAAATGTGACAATTTAATTTTTCTGCGAAAACGTGCCCTCAATTACAACTCTTAGTTTTATGAGTATAAAGAACTTATTTCAGCAAGAATCGGAATCCGTAACGGAGCAGCCTATCAAGATTCCATTTGATTTTACTAACCGAGATTCTATTCCGAAAGGAAAGGATCCCGGTGATTGTATCGTAATAAAACCAATTACCGTTCGGACATGGTTTAGAATTCGTCCGCTTCTTCTTGAAATTGAAAAAGAAGATATTGATAGGATGATTGTAAAAAAGGGAGAGCTGCCAGAAGATTTTCCCCAAATTATGGATAAGTACGGAGAACTGCTTCTTGATATCGTATGCTTAGGTATTCATAATAAGCCAAGTGATCCGCCAAAATGGTTTAAACAAGCTCTTGCAGACAATTCCACATGGGAAGATATACGCATATTATTCAATGCAATTATATATCGAATAGGATATCACCCTTTTTGTACCTCTATCACGATGCTTCGGAACGTGAGCCCATTGCGAGAGACGGAGATAATAGCCGCTCGGAAAAATCTACAAAGCTGGAAGGATACAACCAAAGTAGATTCTTAGTTATTGTAAAAGAAGCTCTAGGATTGACTTTTAATGAGACGCTGAATAGTAGCTATGGATTAATAGAGATATTGCTTCAGGAGTACTCTTTTGTAATGAGGGAGCGAAATAAAACGACTGATGAGGACGGAGAAGTCGAAGGACGAGACTATGAATGGATAGAGCTACCAAGTTTTGATAATCCAAACGAAAAGATCCGGATGAAAAGATATTATGATATTAACGGGAAAGTCAAAAGATAAAGTAATTTGCCATTGTGTTTATATATTAGGTTAACTGTTTTTTTATTAAATTGATTTAGAGTTGTTTTTAGTCCCTTGTGTCTGTGAAGATACAGGGGATTATTTTTTCATTTCTTGAAGCATCTGATTGAGAGAAGCATTATCCTGCTGTAGATTTTTAATCAATCTTTTCTGATAAGTGAGCATCCCTTCAATTCTTCCTTCACTCTTCCCTTTCTCGTAGGCAGCTTTAATCTCTTCTTCCGTATAGCTACTTTTATTCGCTATGGATACGTTTTCATTTTCCTTGGTCATGGCGCTAATGAATAGTAATTTATATATTATAGAAAAAGGCTATCTCTCCCCTTTTATTCCGACCAAGGAACATAATCTATTGCAACGCATTAGGATTATGTAGCAAAGGGAATTGATAGCCTATATTGTGATATAGTAGGCGAATCAACTCCCTAATACGTTGAAATAAAAATCGTTCCTTGGTCTTAGAACACTGCAAAGATGCTTATTCTTCTCGAAATAGCCAAATTTTACCTCCTCTTTATATTTTAAGAATAAATGCTATATGGGTATTCAGAATAAAGATGGTGCGTTATATTTCGCTACAGGTATAGATAATTCAGGGCTATATTCCGGGCGTCAAGAAGCGATGGGAATCATTAAGGCAATGGCCAGTGAAATTACCGCTTTCGATGTATTCGGTGGGATCGGCATTAGTGCAGGTATCGCATTTGCCAGAGCTGCCAAAGGTGCATACGACTTTGAGAAACAGTTTCAACAAAGCATGAAAGAAGTTGCTACTCTTTCAAATGGAATTAAAGGCAGCTTAACGGATTACATGAATCAAGTTATGGAGATAACTCGAGTTGTTCCCGTTGAAGCAAACGAAGCAGCCAAAGCTCTCTATCAGATCGTATCTGCCGGACAAGACGGAGCCAACGGAATGAAAGTGTTGGAAGCATCCGCAAAAGCTGCTGTTGGTGGAGTAACCGATACTGCTACTGCAGCTGATGCTATAACTACAGTTCTAAATGCTTATAAATTGGATGCTTCTAAAGCCCAGGAAGTTTCGGACCAGTTATTTACCACCGTTCGATTAGGTAAGACTGATTTCGGTCAACTAGGCAAAAGTATAGCCCAAGCAGCACCTATTGCTGCATCATTTGGCATTGATATAAAAGAAGTCCTGGGTGCAGTAGCATCAATCACCAAACAAGGTGTTCCCACTTCGGAAGCAATGACGAAAATACGTGCTGCTATCTTAGGTACAGCCAACCAGTTGGGAGACGCTGCATTCAAAGGACGTACTTTCCAAGAAGCATTACAACTTATTTATGATAAAGCAGGCGGTTCATCAACCAAAATGAAAGAATTGTTGGGTACCGATGAAGCACTCCAAGCTGCTTTAATGCTTACTGGTGAAAAGGCTAAGGAAGCAGCTTCCGATCTAGACGAAGTTAATAATTCTGCTGGTGCAGCAGAAGCAGCCTTTAAAGAAATGGCTTCATCTGCCGAGAATCAAATGAAACTACTTGGCAATAATATAACAGCTACCCTTCGTCCCCTTGGAAAAGAGATTTTGAAACAAATATCAAGTGCCGCACATTCAATAAATAAGGCATTTGATAATGGAAATGCACAGGAATCATTAAAAACTATTGGTACCCTAATAGTTACCGTTACTACGGCTCTCGCTGGATATAAAGGAAGTATCTTGGCTGTAAGTACTGCTAAACAAGTATATGCAACGATAACAACAATTGTAAATCGACAGCGTGCTATTGAGGCCGCTGATTTAGTCCTAAAGAAAGGCTTGTACGCAATTGAGGCAACAATGATTGCAAAAAATACATCTTCTCGTATCTTATTGACAAAAGCCCTCAAAGCTCAAACTGTTGCACAACTAAAAAATGCTGCTGCAATGTTAACTAATCCTTATGTATTAGCTGCAGCTGCTTTTGCCGGACTTGGCTATGCAATTTATAAATGTGCTACAGCGGAATCTGTCTCCGAAAGAGCCATGAAAAAGCATAATGCTGCTATGGAGACTCAAAAAAAACATTTTGATGAATTGAAAAATAAAGCAGAAAGTCTTGTCAATATTATAAGAGATGAAACATCCAGTCAATTTGATAAATTAAGTGCATACAAACAACTTCAATCTATAATGCCAAATGTTTTAAAAAATCTTGATTTAGAGAAGATTAAAACAATGGAACTCCATGACATTTTAAAACTACTCAACAAAGATAAAAATGAGCAATATGTAATGGGGATTAAGGTTAGAGCTGTTATGAAGCAAGAAGAACTTGATGCAGCTACCGCTGAATGGCAAAAGGCTATCGATGAAGCTGAAAAAAACAGAAAAGATGGTATTGAAGATCCTGGATTAAGTATAAGAATTGGACGATTAGCCAAAAAGAAAAATGAAGCTGCAGAGTCCGCCCGTCTTGCAAAAGAAGAAGTAGAAAAAATAAATGAAATTCAGAAGAAAGCAAAGGAAGAACAAGAGAAAGAAGAAGAAAAAGCTGCCATTCAAAATAAAGCCTTTTGGACCAAGCAAAAAGATGATGCAACGAAAGCACTAGATTCAATAGCTTCGGCTCAAAAGAAATTGATGGATGCTGGAAATTTCAAAGGGATTGATACTACTGTCGTTACTGCCTACAAAGAAAATATCAAAAAGCTAAAAGAAGCAGAGAAAGAATTAAAAGTTTATGATTCATTTTCCAAGCAAGATGATAAGGCACAAAAATTACGTGAAGAACAAGAAAAATATAAACTCCTGTTAGAGAAACAGAAGTTTGACCAGGAACGAATGAAAGAAGATTCAGCAAATGAACTTGAACAGATTGAAATCAATAAACTTAAAGAAAGCAGTGAAAAGGTTCTAAGGCAAAGAGCACTCAATCATCGGCTAGAATTACAGGCTATTAAGCGCGAAACCGAGGATAAGAAACGGAAAGTAATAGAAGATGCACGAGCTGCTTTTGAAATCAATCCTCAAAATAAAAAGAAGGTTTTTAATGCAGATGTTTTCATCAATTCAGAATCTACGAAAAAACTGTTTGCTTCATTCGATAATATAGCAAAAGAAGCTACAACCGCTACCAATACAAAGTTTGATCGCGGAGATGATTTATCTGACCTGTTGAATCAGTATCAGGATTATACAGACCAGCGTCTTGCGATTGAACGAAAATTTAATGAGGATATTGCAACGTTACAGGAACAGCGTAAACAAGCTACGAAGAATGGAGATACAAATCAGGTAGAACAGATAGACCGTTCCATTGCTCAAGCAACGAAAAATAAGGGAATGGAGTTAATGAAACTGGACTACGATAAGTTGAAAGAATCCCCAGAATATGTTCGCGCCTTCGAAAACTTGAAAGAAACTTCTTCCGAAACTCTTAATTCCCTTTTAACGCAATTAGAGAATGCAAAGAGTACAGCGGCACAAGTTCTATCTCCTGATCAACTTCGCGAATATACGAGTACAATTCAATCCATCATGGACGAATTGGATTCCCGTAATCCGTTTCAGTCATTATCTGATAAGAAGAAAGAACTAGCGGAAGCTGAAGAAGAGCTAGCCAATGCGCAAATCGAGTTAGAAAATGCTCGGATAAAAGCCGAGGCTGTGAAAGGAGGTGCTAAATTTGAGAATGGGATCAAATCCTCTAAATACAATCCGGAAACAGGTAAAATAGAATCGACTAAAGCCTATTTATCCGAAGCGCAGGCCTTGGAGCAAGTTAAAAAGAAAACTGAAAACTACAACGCAGCAAAAGATAAGGTTGTCAAGAAAGACAACCAAGTTAAAAAGGCAGAGAAAGAAGTCAGAGCACAGATATCAGAACTAGCGGACACAATAGATGAACTTGGAAAAACGATCGGTGGACCTGCTGGAGAAATTATCTCTTTGATTGGTAATATCGGAGCATTTACAATGACTGCTATGTCTGGCGTTGAATCAGCAGCAAATACATCAGCGAACGCTATTAGTACAGTTGAAAAAGCGTCTGTTATTCTTGCGATTATTGGCGCAGCAATGCAGGTAGCAATGAAAATCTTTGATTTGTTCGGAAAAGACGATACAACGGAGAAATACGAGAAAGCGAAAGAAACGTATGAGTCTTATATCAGTATTCTTGATAGAGTAATCGAAAAGCAACTGGAATTAGCTGAAACTCTTACAGGAGATAATGCCAATGCAGCCTATGAAAAAGCGCTTAAAATGGTAAAATTGCAAAGTGAAAATGCTAGAGTTTTAGGACAACAGTATCTAAATTCTGGTGCATCTGGAAAATCACACTCGAAGGGATATAGTGAAGTTGAAGATATGTCCTGGGAAGGTTGGAAACAAGCAGCGGACACACTAGGAATGTCTATTGATGATTTCAAAAAGAAAATGGGCGGACGTATGACCGGTCTATTTGATTTGACAGATGATCAACTTGCAAAGCTTCAGGAGAATGCAGGCATATTTTGGTCACAACTAGATTCCGATACACAAAAATTTGCCGATCAAATAGCAAATGGTGTCGCAAAGGTTGCGGAAGTATTAGAACAACAAATTGCTGATACGACTCTTATTGATTACAGTTCTCTCCGCTCTGACTTCCAAGACTTGCTTACTGATATGGACGCCGATAGTGCTGATTTTGCAGACAACTTCGAAGAATATATGAGAAATGCCATTCTTAATTCCATGCTTAAGGAGGATTATATGGACCGGTTGATTGAATGGAGGGAAAAGCTATATAATGCAATGGATGATGGTATGACCGAGGATGAATATAATGCATTGAAAGCCGAAGGCCAACAGATTGCCAATGAAATGAAAGCTAAACGCGATGCATTATCAGAAATATATGGTTTTGGCAAAGATGATGATGAAGAACGTGAGGCATCAAAGAAAGGATTTGCTTCTATGTCGCAAGACTCTGCAGATAAGCTAGACGGTAGTTTTGCTGTTATGATCTCTCATACATATTCAATTAATGAAGGTGTAAAGCATCTCCAGTCTAATTCGGATAAAATAGCGGAAAAACTCGCATATCTTTCAAATTTGGATAAATATATGGGAGAAATAATGAAATACAATGATATTGTTATCACTTATCTATCTGATATAAGCAGCCATACAGCACGGCTTGAAGCGATTGAAAAAGCCATAGAGTCTATAAAGCTGGGTATTGATACATTAAACACAAAAGGCATAATACTGAAGCGATGAAAGGACAATTACTAATAGATGAATTAGATATGTATACCAAACACGGTATTTCAATTATAAAGGGGAGCTACAATAATCTTGTTGCCTTCCCTACTTTGAAAGATCCGGAGAAAAACGACTGGCCGGAGGAAGACGGACAAGAATTTGATCTTTCTGTGGTTGCCCTAGACACAAGCGAAATTAGTATAGAATTTGGCTTTAGAGATGACTTGGGATTTGGTGGATTAATAGCGCTCCTTTCCGATATGGGATACCATAATTTCCGTTTTCCGATTCTTGGTAAAACATATCGTTTACGTTTGTTATCACAGAATAGCTATACAATTTATCCTAGACTTGAAATAGCGAAGATAGTTTTTGCAAACGATTTTCCTCATGAAGTAAATTATGAATATCAGGACCCTGTTAATTCTATCGCTATGCCAAAGGGTTATGAAATAGACAATAAAGATTTGTCCGATTATGGCGTAATAGTTCTTCCAGGTAGTAATGCCGAGATATTGAAAACTCCGGCAGTAAAAAAGAACCTATTGCAGAATTTCAAACGTCAAGATGGAGCAATCTATGACGGTGAAGTTGTGAAATTCCAAACCAAAGAAGTATCTCTCAAATGCCTGATGCGGGCCGGGACGATTGAAGCGTTCTGGCGTAATCGCAATGCCCTACTCTATGATCTCACAAAACTGTCTGCTAAGGTCGATGATGAAGGATATGAGTATTCTGATGCTGAACGTATATTTTATTGTGATGAGTGGAGTGAAAGCTATCCTTGCTATTATAAGAGTTGCCAGACAAACAATTTTCTTCTTAATAATGGGGTATGGTGGGAATTTACCTTGAAACTTGTATTTACTAGTTTCCGGATTGGAGAAACAGACTTCCTGCTTGCATCCGAAGCAGGAGAATTTATCATAACAGAAGATGGAATATTTTATATTGACTTAAAAAATTATGCCAATTAAAAAGAAAAAAATCAGCGAATTAACGCTTGCTGATAGCATGGTAGGATTGTACACTATTGGCGTTAAAATGGTGAATGGCGTACAAACAAGTGTAAAAGTTAGTCTTGAATTCATAAAGAAAGCCTATGATGACGTAGTTGCAGCAACAAAGAAGGCCAATGACGCAGCAAAGGCGGCCGATGATTCCCGAACCCAAATAGAAGCGAATGAAGATACTCGACAACGCAATGAAGCTACTCGTATCGATGCTGAAAGAAATCGTTCAAATGAAGAACAAGCCCGGTCAGCTGCAGAATCAGTACGTATCATAAATGAGAATACCCGTAAAGCAGAGGAAGCAGCTCGTGCGACCGCTGAAGGGCAACGTGTATCTGCAGAACTTAGCCGCGTTGAAACAGAAAATAAACGAGTATCAGATGAACAAACACGTAAAAGTAATGAAGATGCACGTAAGACCGCTGAAACAGGACGTTCTTCTGCAGAATCGGAACGTGTGAAGGAAGAAGACAAACGAAAAGCGGCTGAAACAACACGTTCTACAGCTGAAACAGATCGCGTAACAGCCGAAGATGAACGAAAAGAAGCCGAATCCACGAGAGAAACGAATGAAACTGCACGTGTGATAGCCGAAGATAATCGCGTTACTGTCGAATCTGAACGCGTATCTGCTGAAACAGACCGTAAATCAGCGGAGACAGCCCGAGTATCAGAAGAAAACAAAAGAAAGTCCGCTGAAACAGAACGTAAATCAGCGGAGACAGCCCGGGTATCCGAAGAAAATAAAAGAAAGCAAAATGAAGATACCCGCAAAGCTGCAGAAGATACTCGTTCCTCAAATGAGACTAGGCGTGTCTCTGCTGAAACAGAACGTGCAGAAGCCGAATCCCAACGTAAGTCAGAGTATAGCGGTATTATACAAGAAATGACATCTGCTACAGGAGATGCTACCGCACAACTAGAACTTGTAAAAAAAGCTACGAATGATGCAAATGCTGCCAAAAACGCATCAGTTGAACAGACTGCTCTTGCAAAGAAAGCTACTAATGACGCTAACGCAGCAATTATAAGTATTAATGCTGCCAAAGAAGAAACCCAACAAGCAACAGAAGAGGCTAACGCTGCCAAAGTTGCATCGGAAGCCCAAACAGCTTTAGCGAAAAAAGCTACTGATGATGCTAATACAGCCAAAAACGCATCAGTAGCGCAAACAGCTCTTGCTAAAGCTGCCACAGATAGCGCAAATGCGGCAGCACAGGCCGCCAATAACGCAGTTTCTGGAGTTGATGCTAAAGTAAAAGCTGCAGTGGATGCACTTGTAGCTGGAGCACCGGAAGCCCTCGACACGCTTATTGAATTGGCTAATGCCCTTAATAATGATCCGAACTTCGCCGCTACCATGGCAACAGAGTTAGGGAAGAAAATCAACGTTTCCGATATTGTCAACAACCTAACAAGTGGTGGTACTGGCAAGGTCCTTTCTGCCGAACAAGGGAAGGTTTTGAAAGCAGCTTTGGATACACATAACCATGCAGAAATATACGAACCTGTATTCTCAAAAAATACAGCTTTCAATAAGAACTTTGGCACAACTTCCGGAACTGTTTGCCAAGGAAATGATAGTCGACTAAGTGACGCACGTACACCTAAAGCGCATACTCATAAGAAGTCTGAAATAAGTGATTTTCCAACTTCTATGCCAGCAAGCGATGTGCCTGCATGGGCGAAAGCTGCAAGTAAACCATCTTATACAGCTTCCGAGGTTGGTGCGTCCCCGTCGAATCATACTCATACAGGGGTCTATCAGCCAGCAGGAAGTTATGCAGCGAGTTCGCATAAACACGAAGCAACAGATATTACTCCGGATAGTACTCACCGCTTTGTTACTGATGCAGAAAAAAGCACTTGGAATGGTAAAGCTGCAGGTAATCATAACCACGATTCAGCATATCAACCTAAAGGTAATTATGCACTGTCTTCACATAAGCATACAGCAACAGATATCACGGACGACTCTACACATCGTTTTGTCACAGATTCAGAAAAATCTACTTGGAATAGTAAGGCGGCAGGAAATCACAACCACGATTCAGCATACCAACCCAAGGGTAGTTATGCTGCAAGTTCTCATAAACATACAGCGACGGACGTTGAAGAAGATTCGACCCATCGTTTTATGACGGATGCAGAACGTACAAAACTTAGTGGAATAGCCTCCGGAGCTAATAATTACTCTCATCCGGCTTCTCATCCAGCATCAATGATTGAAGAAAGTACTACAAGAAAATTCATGACGGATGCGGAGAAAACTTTACTAAGTTCTCTCGGAACTAATGCAGCATTGAAAGACTGGTCAAATGTTACGACACAGAACCTCGGTCAGAATGGTTACTGTAAGTTTCCAAATGGATTGTTAATTCAGTGGGGAATGTCCCCTGGTGTTTTGGGAAACCACAAAACAATACTGCCTATTTCTTTCTCTAATACAGACTATATTGTAACTAGTACTATTCAGGGTATGGACACATCGCTAGTTATGTTTAGCACTGTAATTTACACAAAGTATACTGGGTACTTTTATGGATGGGCAAAAATCGAGGCGGGAACATGGACTTCATGGAAATTTAACTGGATAGCAATCGGTCGCTGGAAATAATTTAAAAACAAATATCATGAAGTATTGGAAAAAAGGATTTTATGACGAACCGGTAAACGGTTCTGTAGAAATTACAGAAGAGTATTATAGCCAATTATTAGCCGGACAATCTGCTGGATTACTCATAGTTGAAAGCAAAAAAGGATATCCGATCTTAGTTGTGCACGAGGCTAATATCGAAGAAACCAGAGCGCAAAAACTTGATGAATTACGATTGTTCGATTCATCCCAAATAGTGAATCATTTTAGTATTAATAATGTATTCGGTTGGTTAAACAAAAGCACCCGTGTAGGGCTTATGAATTCAATCAATATTGAGAAAGAAGCTGGACGATCTGAAACAAGTATCTGGATTGGTGATACAAAGTTTGTCTTATCAATCGAAAGAGCTATTGACATGTTACAACAACTAGAATTATATGCCCTTGCGTGCTATGACACAACACAAAGGCATATCAACGCTATCAATCAATTAGAAACAAAAGAAGAAATCGAAGCATACAACTTCAAAACTGGTTATCCCAGAAAGCTCAACTTTACCGGATAACCTATCGTATAATCGTAGTTTTCGATTTCCTCAATAGTCTGCAATGATCTGACTGCTGCGATGTGAGATTGTGTCACATTGTAGCAGTTTAGTGCATACATCTCGATTTCGTTCAGCATTCTTAAAGCATCTGAAACAGGAATGACATACTTTGTTGCGTCATACCACAATACCGTATCTGTTTTACCGATTTGTTTTTCAATCGAAATTGAGTTAAATAATCCAACACGTGTGCTTTTATCTAACCACATGCTTTTACCCAATAAATCAAAAGAATTGACAATGCTTGATTTGTCAAACAGCTGTATTTCAGATACTTTAATTTTTCGTACTTCTTCAATGTCGTACTCATATTCTACCAAAATAGGATATCTATTTTTACTTTCAGTTATTATCAAGCCGGTAGATTGACCAGCCAGTAACTCTTGATAATATTCATCCGTAATTTCTACCGAACCGTCTATCGGTTCGTCATAAAATCCTTGTTTCCAATACTTCATAATTTATAATTTAGTTATTTCCAACGGCCAATTGCAAACCAGTTTATCCCTTCTGTTGCATAAACATAGTATTCAGATCCATATGTAGCAACTGGAACCAAAACAAAATAAGTTGTATATTGCGTCTTAATCTTACATGACACAACTGAAATACTATCTACTGTACTATCATAAACCCCAACTATTGCTATGTATTTGTTATCATAAAAAGATGTGGGTAAATAGATACTCCTATTTCTGTATGAAGAAGCTAAATTCCCCCATTGAATCATCAAGCCATCAGGCAGTTTATAATATCCATTCTGTCCGAGGTTCCTTGTAACAACATTGGAAAAATCTTTCAATGCTGCGTTGGTCCCGAGAGAACTTATGTAAAAAATGACCCGCAATAGATAAAATGAATACTATCTTTTTGAATAGATGAATCACTCTGTTCATTACACTTATGTATTTATATTTTATAATATAAATTCAAATCTGGTGATATGATAACTTTGCATAATGGTGATAAGGAAATAGAAATTGAAGTAAAGGATGAAAGCTACTCTTATGAAGCTATCATGGAGGAGTGCTCATTAACTTTATATTTCGATTATCCCGGATATATTGAAATTCCGGTTGGCTCCTGGTGTGACTTCTACGGGAAGCGTTATTCTTTGAAGAGGGATAGCAATTTCAAGAAGAACGGTGAACGTAACTTCGAATATACTCTGATTCTGGAAACTGGGGAGGCTGATGCTATGCTGTGGAAAGTACGTCATACCGTTGACAGAAGTATTAAATTCTCATATACAGCCAAGCCACATGAACACCTATGTCTACTCGTTGAAAACCTGAACCGTCGGAGTACCGGTTGGAAAGTCGGTGATTGCATTGAAGGAACGGAAAAAGTAATCAACTACAATCACACCTATATTCTTGATGCTTTCAATCAACTTGCAGAACTATATGAAACAGAATGGCAGATCATTGAAGAAACGGTTGAAGGAAACCAAATTAAGACTATCCATCTGCGTAAAGTTGAGTATAACAAGGAGAACCCTTTGAAACTGTCGTATGGTAAAGGCCACGGTTTTAAGGTCGGTGTTGGTCGCGAATCCGGGGAGATACCACCCGAAATAATTTTGGTAGAAACTACAGATCGCAATATTGATTATTCTACATACGGATCTAAGTACCTGTTACTTCCAAAGAATAAGACTATCCGATTTGATGGAATCAAATTTGAGAATGAAGAGGGCTTCGATTCTACTAAGGCGCGTATCTATAAGACCGATGCGGATGGAACTTATGTCATGCGTGCCGATAAAGAACTTACAACAGCAAAGGAAGATAGTCTGGACTGTACAGCTATTTATCCTTCCCGTGTCGGTACTGTCAGTGCTGTTATTGAAGTGAACAAGAAGAATAACTTCTTTGACTTTGTAGATAAAGACATCCCGGAAGAGTTGAATTTCGAAGATTGTCTCATAGCTGGAGAAAGTATGACTGTCATTTTCCAAACCGGCATGCTTACAGGCAAGGAGTTCGAAGTAAAGTATATCCATGAAGCGAAAGACAAGAAAGAGGCACGTCGATTTGAAATTGTTCCGCAAGAAATCGATGGGATAACAATGCCGGAACCGGAAGTCTGGCGCCCGAAGGTTGGTGATACATACGCAGTGTTCGGAATGCAATTGCCGAAGGCTTATATCTGTAATGACAGCACACAAACAGGTGCGAGCTGGGAAGCTTTCAAGGAAGCAGCAAAATACCTGTATGAACATGAAGATAAAGCATTCATATTTACCGGGACATTGGACGGCATTTGGGCTAAAAAACGCTGGTTGGAGATAGGCGGTAAAATAGTACTCGGAGGGTATGTTGATTTCTATGATACGCAATTTCATCCGGAAGGTTCTCTTATTCGCATGATCGGAATCAAGCGCTATATTAATAATCCATATTCTCCGGAAATAGAGTTGTCAAACGAACCAGTCAGTACATCTGTTTCAAGTGATCTGAATAAGATTGAGACGAACAAAGTAGAGGTAGATATCAAGCATAAGGACGCCCTGCAGTTTACTAAGCGTCGGTTCCGGGATGCAAAGGAAACGATGTCCATGCTTGAAGATGCACTGCTGAACTTCTCCGGCTCTGTCAATCCAATAACCGTTTCAACCATGCAACTGCTTGTAGGTGATGAAAGCCTGCAATTCCGTTTTGTCAATTCAAAAACGAATCCAGTTCAGGTATCTCACAATATTACTTATAATGCCAGCACAAGAATACTGAACGCTCCGGCAGGAATCCTTCAGCATTTAACACTCGGCATTAGTTCTCTATCTTCTTCTCATAAGGCAGACGAATATAAGTACTGGGATATGGATGAATACAATTCTCCGGCACTAATTGACCCGGAAAAGAAATATTATCTATATGCTAAAGTTGGCAAGGAGAATCAAGCCGGAACATTCCTCTTGAGTGAAACAGCTATTAAAATGGAACAGATAACTGGATATTATCATTTACTCACCGGAGTGCTTAACAGCGAGTATGAAGGTAGTAGAAGTTTTGTTCAGCTATACGGATTTACTGAAATTCTGCCGGGCCGCATAACAACAGAAAGAATCCTTTCGCCGGACGGTGATACATATTTCGATCTGGTAAAAAGTGAGATAGGCGGTAACATTCAAATAAAAGCAGGTTCTTCCGGATTGGAAAATCTGTCTGAATGGGAAGCTGCTCATCAGGAAATAAAGGATGCAGCTAAAGCGGCCAAAGATGCTGCCGATTCAGTGGAAGGACTTCATAACTATGTAGATGGAGCCTTCGCTGATGGTCTTATAGACGAAGCAGAGGCAAAAGCTATTGAAAAGTATATCAATACGATCAACAACACTAAACAAGCTATCGAAGCAACTTATAATAAACTCTACACGAATGTTTATTTATCCGGCTCTGCAAAGGTTGGTTTGCTCAATGCTAAGGTTACATTGATGGGAAGTATTGAAAACTTGATTAATGCTATCAATGCTGCAATTTCTGATGGATTCACGACAACAGAAGAAAAGAAAGACGTGGATAGTAAATTCACTCTTTTTAATTCTGCCTATGCTGATTTTAATACTGCTGTTGAAGAAGCAAATAAGGCAATACAGGATAAACTAAAGGAATATTCTGACGAGGCACTGCAACAAGCAATACAAGCTTTAGAGGATGCAGCGAACGCTGCTAAAGCTGCGCAGGACGCTGCCGATTCAGTCGATGGCTTACATGATTATGTGGATGGCGCATTTGCGGACGGTATCATTGACGGGGCGGAAGCGAAAGCGATAGAGAAGTATTTGAATACAGTCAAAAATACGAAATCTGCCGTTGAAGCGACATATAGCAAACTATATGTAAACACCTATTTGGAAGGTTCTGCAAAAACAGCCTTATTTAATGCCAAGGTTTCCTTATTTGGTGCTATTGATAATCTTATTGCTGCAATAAATACGGCTATTGCAGATGGACAAACGACTATTGAGGAAAAAAAGAATGTAGATGATAAGTTTACTCTATTCAACTCTGCTTTAGCTAGTTTTAATACAGCTGTTGAAGAAGCAAACAAAGCTATTCACGACAAACTGAAAAGCTATTCCGATGAGTGTACAGCCGATTTGAAAGTACTCAATACTCAAATCTCCGCACAAGTAACTCGAGTTGACAGCCTGACGCAGCGGATAGATACTGCAGGTTGGATTACTACAGCTGACGGTAATAAGATATATGCTTCTAAAGAACTGGAAAACGGCAATACGCTTATATCTTATATTAACCAGGCAGCAGGTGAAACGACGATTCATTCATCTAAAATTAATTTGGAAGGTGCTGTTACAATCACCGCACTGCATAGTGATCTGCAGACAATGATTAACTCCAAAATTGATAGAGACGGATTGGGCAAATTAGCATTTGAGGATGCAGTCGAATATGCAAAACTTGGTACTACAATTGTTGTAGGCGGGTATTTGAATACTGATTTGATAAAGGTTCGCAGGATAGATGCTGACTCCGGGTTCATAGGTGGTTTTACTATCGAAAATGGACGTCTCGTTTGGACGCGTTCAGGGTATTTTGGCGGAACATCTCGTAGTTTGAAATTAGGTTCTGGAACGGCAAAAGAAGGCGTTGTTAACGTTACTTTCAATGCAGAAACAGACGGACGTTTTGGGATCGCATCTATTGGTTCCAATTTTGGTGGAGCTTGTATTTATGCTTCCAGGAATCTAAATGCATCAGACAGAAGCTACCCACTGGCTAGTACAACATACGCCGGCTTTTTTGATGGAGGTGTTTATGTGAAAGGTTCTTTATCGAGTGAATTATGCCTTGCCGATAATTTTGGTTGTATTACAAGCCGGAATTCAGATGGAAGTATAAACTATTACCAAGGAATTGATTTTGATTTTGGTAGTAATATGAAGTTCAGAAAAGGACTATTAGTATCAATCGCTTAATATTAATGATTATGAAATTAAATTTAAACAAACCTTTAATAGATTTTAGAGGTAAGGAAGCCATTAAAATAGTCAATGGCAAGGAACAGAAGCAGTTTCTTCGTGATATGGTTTCGGAAGCGCTTTATGCTGCCGGTATGAATCCTCAATCAGGTATGGATATGGCAAAAAAACTACGTGCCTACAATATGCTCCAACAAATCATAAATAACCGAGGAATACTTGAGATTACAACAGAAGACGCTACTCTCTTAAAGGAGATTTGTGCAGATGTCTTTACGGCAGGTGCTTTCGGGCAAATTAATGAACTAATTGAAGGAGGAGGTAAAGAATGAACATTACATCAACTAACAGTACTGCCACAACTAAGGTTACGGACGCTATCAGGATTAAGTACAGAATGTCAACCCGTGGAACCGAAGCTGTGAAAGATATTACTGCCGAGATTATTAAGGATGAAGCCACAGTAGGTTTCTTCAATACTTCGCGAAATGGAGTAACCGGATTCTCGCTACATGAGGATCATGGGCTAACCTTTGGCGAAGTGAAACAAGTATTTCAGACAGCTATTGATGATTGTAGCGAGGTATTAAAATAAAGTATTAATATTTTAGATAAAAATGATATGGATTATTTCAAAAACTTACTTATTGGATTGGTTACCGGCATAGCTGCTTATCTCAATCCTATTTCTGGGGAGATCAAAAGTCTTATTGCTGTATTTGCCCTCAATTTCATTTGCGGGCTACTTACTGCACTCCTTATCAATCATGAGAGTTTTTCTTTTAAAAAGGCTTGGAGGTGTATCGTAGAAGCAACTATTTTCTTTGCCTTGGTTAGCTGCATCTACTTTATTGGTGAACACAAAGGAAATCCGGAAGGTGCGCTACAATGTGTTTCATTTATTACGTATAGCGTTTTCTATTTCTACGGGGTGAACATTCTAAGGAATATCAAAGAAATTCTACCCAACTCTAGCAATGGCCATAAGGTAGTAGCTTTCTTGCACTATGTATTAAGTGTTGAGTTTATAAAGAACATCCCCTATTTAACGAACTACTTACAAAAAGGAGACGCAAAATGAAAACTATTGATGCAATTATCATCCATTGTTCGGCCACGCGTGCCGGACAGGATTTACGAGCCAAAGATATTGACCGGATGCACCGGGCTCGGGGATTCAATCAAATCGGTTATAACTTCATTATTGACCTTGACGGAATGGTTGAGAATGGGCGACCGTTAAGCATTGACGGAGCGCATTGTAATACCAAAGGATTTTCAAAGTCTTCGTATAATAAGCATAGTGTTGGCATCTGTTATATCGGAGGCTTGGACGCATCTGGAAAACCTGCAGATACACGTACTCCAGCTCAAAGGACAACACTACGCGAATTGGTCGCGAAGCTCTGTAAGGAATACCCTATAATTGAAGTACTCGGACACCGTGATACTTCTCCGGATCTGGACGGCAGCGGAGAGGTAGAGCCAAAAGAATATATTAAGGCGTGCCCCTGCTTCGATGTCAGGAGTGAATTTTCTAATTTTCTTCGTAATACAGTGATCCGACCATGAAAGCGCTAATCTATATAACCATATTCCTGATGTCGGGAACATGGTTTACTTCCTGCAAGGCTTCCCGGAACATGGAGACGGAGAAACAGATTGACTATTCAGGGGATTTCTTGTATCTGCAGAACTTAATAGAATCACTACGGCTGGATGTAAATAAGCAAACGAAGATTACTACTGACAAGTTGAGTGATCTGAAAATTGAGAATAAAACAGTTTACTTATCGCTTCCGGATTCAACCGGAAAACAATACCCGGTCAAAGAAAGTACTACCACCGCTTCCAAACAGGAGCAAGAACAAACCGAAGTCTATGAAACATTATCTATTACTTTACAGCAATTTTCTAATCGATTGGATACGATAAGTAACAAAGTAAATGCTTTGACGAGTCAGAAAGAAACTGTTGTAGAGCTATCGTGGTGGGATATACATAAAGACAAAGTGTATTGTACTATTATTATCTTATTGATAATATTTTTTTTGCTTTATTGTATAAAAAGTAAGTGATATATATAGGATATTTCTTGCAGATTGGGGAATTGCAAAAAAGCGAATAATATTGAATGTAGAATTAATCAAAATTTTACTATATTTGCATTTAAGTAATCAAATTAGGTATCGACAAGAATATGAATAAAAGAAATATAATAATCGTAACAATCTCTATTGCAACAAGTATAGCATGTATTGCATTAACATTTTGGGGGAACATTAAAAATGATGGTACTATAACAACTGATGCTTTTATTGGTATTATAGCCTCACTAATCGGAGTATGTGTAACAATTGTTGTTGGTTTCCAAATTGCTAGTTTCCTAGAGTTACGAGAGGTAAGAAAGCAGGTGGAACAAGTAGAAAAACAACGTGCAGAGCTTGAAGTATACAAACAATCTGTAGCTAGTGATCTCCATGTGGCAAAAGCTGGAGTTGCAAATGCATTTGGTATTTTATCAGTAGTAGAAAGAGGAACATTGCTTGGATTTGCAGCACGGGTAAGTTCAATTATATGTGATAATCTACATTCAACACCAGGAGACATTTTGCTTACGAGATATCAGCAATTATATTCAGAAACATCTTATTTTTTACAAACTGATGACTATATTGAAACGATATATCCCATAATTAAAAATCTTAAATACATTGATATACCCAAAGGTAAAGAACGATATAATGAAATAATGAAGTTGCATTTCGAAATTATTTCTTTGGTAGAAAATGCAAGACAGATAACTGATAATAAGGTAGAATAGTTATAGTAGAATGGCCTATTAATATGATATTGAAATTGTTGTACCATCTCTCTACAGGGAGAAGTTGCTAGATTTTGGAGCTGAGAGATAATACGTTATTTACTCCAAAAAGAATGAGCCTCAACTAAGTACAGTCGGGGCTTTTATGTTTATTATTAATGCTCCAAGTTTGTATAATTATAATCTATTTCCTCATTATAATAAATTCCATTTTAACTATAATAAATCGGTAAATTTACCGATTTGTCTTTTTATTCTCATTTTTTAGCTATATATTTGCGGTATAATTACCGATTTTTAATAATATGGGAATAGAACAAATACTTAATCCGGCAGTAAGAAGCACTCTTCGTACAGAAGAAGGTAAAACCTTACGTGATATTTTCAATGCAAAATTGAAGGAGTTAAATGTATCTCAGTCGAAAGTGGAAACATTAATTTCCATTGAACGAAAAACATTAAACTCAATACTCGATAATACAGCGAAGAGAATAGATATTGTAAATATAATCAAAATATCTCATTTTTTAGGCTTGGAGATTAATGAATTAATGGTACTGTATGCTCCTGAAATGCCGAAAGAAATGATACTAGAAGTTCAAACAGCAAAAGACGCAAGTTATATTTTTAACAATTTTGATATAGACTCCCTTACAAAGATTGGAATTATTTCTAAAGAAGATAATTCTCAAAATATAAGAAGTAAAATTGAAAGATTTTTTGGTTTCTCTAGTATCTATGATTATACACAAGACACAATATTTCCTGCTTTTAGTAGACCGAAGAGAGACTCTCATGAACAAGTAAGAGCTTTTTGGATTAAGTCAGCTTACACTCAGTTTAAACTCATTAATAATCCAAATGAATATAATAGAGAAGATTTAATTAGTTTAATATATAAAATAAAACCATATACAAGAGATGTAAGAGGTGGATTATTAGCCGTGGCACGTGCATTGTTTAAAATTGGAATAACTGTTATTTATCAACCATCAATACAAAAGTTGCAAATAAAAGGAGCGACATTTTCTTGTAATGGAAAGCCATGTATCGTTCTATCAAATTTAAATAATAGGTACCCAACATTGTGGTTTGTGCTTTTACATGAATTGTATCATGTGTTATATGATTTTGATGAGATTTCAGAAAGGAGTTATCACGTTTCAGAAGAAAGCTCATCGGATTTATTTTTATTAGATGAAATATCTCCAGATGAATTTGCCCGTGATTTTCTATTAAATAAAGAGAGGCTAAAATTTGTTTCAGGTTATATAAATTCTCCTATCACTGTAGATAAATGTGCTAACGAATGGTCTATTCATCCATCTATCATATACGCCATTTATATGTATGAAGCATACCAAAATGGATTTACCATGATTTGGGCTGGTCCCTTAGCAAAGAAAATACCCACAATGGAGCATAGCCTGGAATTATTTAATACTCATCCTTTTGAAAAAGAATGTTTGGAAGAAAGTGTGAAGGAAATAAAGAAATTAATTTATAATATTTAAAGATATGGAGCAGAATAAAAAGAAAATTGAAGATGAAAAAATTAAAAAACTTCAAGAACAAAAGGAACGTGAGAAAATGGAAATTTTAGCTAAGGCTGACGAAATAAGAAATCAAACTTTTGTTTTTGACGATACAGGTGAGCTAGCTTTGAAGAAAGAAATAGAGGATTTATCCATTGAGCCAATAGATAATCCTGAAGAAAGGTATGAAACATATTACAAAATTGTAAATCGTATGTTGAGAAAACATTTACCTAAAGGTGCTGAAAATAAGAAAGCTCGTGATTTAATATATGAGGAAAAGAACACCTTTTTAACTCGAGGACATAGAAAAGATGTGCGGGGAATCAGAGGGGCTGACGGAAGAATGTCATATATAGCTGATATTCGTGATCTCATTAACATTATAACAGAATGGGCTGCTTCACAAGGGACAGTATTTGAGTTATACGATAGACTAAGAAATATAAATATTGAAAAAGGATATGGTGATCCTTTGAATATGTGATAAAAACAGGAACTGGGAGAATCCCATGTTTTCCCAATGATTGACCAGTTGAGATTCTTCAGGGAGAAATCGAAAGAGGTAGCCAAATAAGCTACCTCTTTCAATTATAAATAGTTTTCTCCCAATCATCTAATACTATTACATCCCACCGAGGAAGATCCGGCTTAATATAGGTAACAGACCTGCCATACACGGAGAAACTTTTGCCAATAAACTCATCGATAGCTTCATCTTCCCCTTTTTGAAAACAAATATTCATAAAGACATGCATTTCATCCCAGTTGGCTGGTCCAATGAATAGAGATTCAATAAACCGACCTTTAACAGGAACACCGACAACCTGGTCTTTTATTCGGTCAACTAATGAAACAGCTTCTTCAAATGTCATTCTTGTAATTTTAGAGCAAAGATATATAAAACAAGTGCAGAATTTGCTTAATCGCATAAAAGCTATTTCAAACTAGAGAATTTTAGTATCTCAAAATGTAATTCCCGTATCATATATTTCAGTTCCATTAAGAAAGATATTTTCGTAGTTCTTCGATTGCTTGTAATGCACTTCGGACTATAACGTATTTATTTCGGCAACTTTCAGCCTGTTTTTGAAACTCTTTTTGATATTCTGATTGTTTCCCCACCTTCGTTTTAAACTCTATACAGAGAGAAGCAAAACCCTTTTTGGGAATAAGTACGATCACATCAGAAACACCAGGCTTTACTCCTTGACGTTTCAGGTTAGCAGCTTCACGTATATGACGGCTTCCACCATTCGGGACAGCAAATATAAGTTTGTCAGGTATATTAGGGAAATATAGAGGAATAAGTTTAAAAAACTCTGTTTGTATGCGAGCTTCCTCGTTATTATGTACTTCTTTTGAACGTGGAGGATTACGCTGATCTGCATAGCAATTATAACACATAAAGTCGGTACCAGTTTTAATAACCGATACCATTTCTTTTCCACACAAAATGCACTTTTCTTTAGTCATTTTCGCAATAAGGTGTCTTAGATTCGATTCCATATTTTTGCAGTAACTGTTTACTAACATATATAACTTGTCTACAGGTTTTTTCAGAGAACATTCCGATATGTGTATATTCTTCTGGAAGTTCTAATACAGACGAGAGCCATGTATAAGCTTCTGTTCGCTTCATTAACTTGAATCGCCATATCTTATCGAAATATTCGTGTGCTTCATGTTTGAGCACTCGGAGCTGTTTGTTGGCTAATCTACCTAAAGCCTGATCGGTTCCTTTATGTACACCAACATAAGCATTGCAGGTACGGCAGATATAAATCATACCGTAAGATTTGCCATATACAATGGAACTATCCATAAATTCTGTATCTTTTCCACAATACGGACAAATTTTGCCTTGTATAATAAGTTTCTGCCTATTGGTGAGTTCGTTCATTTCTATATTTGTTTTGGCCTAATTAGGCTACATCGTTAATACTAATTTTACAGTTCCATATTTCCCGCAAGTTTGAAAAAATGATAATTCTTTCATAATTGTTTATCGTTTTTGAGTTCTTTCCATTTTTAATCATTACTTTTCAGCATTGCCATAATAAGCACTTTTACATTCCCGAAGTACGTCAATGTTTTACCATACTTGTATGGGTTATAGAATATCTCAATCTCCTGATAGCCCTTAGATACAGCTACAATAAATAAACGATAAAGTTGGTATGGGTGAAGAAGTAAGTCACCTATAGTAATTTGAATAACATTCTCATCTTTGTCTAATGAAGATGCAATCATCTTCGGAAATGGATGGTTTTGTTCATCTTCTCCTGTACCGTCACACAATGGACAGTCATCGGATCTATAATGAGTACTACGCTCTCTATCTTCGTATTCCCATTCTACATATCCACGTCCATTACATTCTTTGCATTTAAGAATCAACTTGTCAGCTTCAAATCTGCATCTTGCCAATTCCTTCCCTAAAGCTTCAATATCAACCTTAATACTTCGAAGAGTTTCTTTTTCCATATCAGATATTAGCTTATTACCGTTCGGGTACTTTTCAATAGAATTATACTTTAGAGTCAATTCTTCCTCCGGTATAGATATTAACACATGTCCGTCAGATGCACAAACTAAACCATCTTTTAAGTTTGGGAACATCAATGCAGGTCTTGATTCATCATTACTGGTAAATAGACCTAATAAAAAGTCATTAATTACTTTCATTTCTATTTTGTTTTACTCTAATTAAAATGCACCTCCATCACAGGCGTAAAGAATAATTGCTACTATTCTGTCACTTTTCATTCTTCCATTTTCGCCCACTCCATCATTATCATCCTTATCAAGTTTCAAGATGTTTAAATTTCCATCAGCAAAGAGAGTCAGATTCTTAGGTTTCTTTCGGATTAACTTCTTCAGCTCCTTAATCCATTCCTCTTCTTTCTTCGTTAGTTTGATTATTTCCATAATGTTCCTTATTAATTAAAAACAAAGCAGAAGAGGTGCTGCATAGCAAGATAGCCTTTAAACTACCTCCCCGAAGGTTCGAACTTCTTGAGCAATTTCCGTGACTTACTGTACACATTCGGCTTTGTTTCATTTCTAAATTGATTTGAACTATGCGGTAAACAAGAATATACCGCATAGCAGATTTATTATTTATTTCTCGACGCTTCCAAAACAGGAAGGTTTGTTTCCGTTGGTATGTATATCACAGTTTTATCATTCAGATTGCTTTGTTGACGTACCCACAAATATTGGATATATGCAGGAGTAATACTTCCATTTTCAATTTTAATCGCTTCGGCAGCACCTTTGGCACGTTCGATTTCAGCTTGGGCATTCAGTTTTTCAGCTTCCAGATTAGCTTTAGCTTCTTCAATCTTTATTTTACGGTTTTGTTCTGCTTTAGCGAATTCAGCCTTTCCAGACATTTCTTGCTGCCAAACGTTATAATAAGGGATGGTAACAAAACATCCCACAACAATTGCGACAAATACGATAGCCGCCAAAATTCCAAGTTTATTCATACTTTCTAATATTGGGTTTTATAAAGCCGCCCAAGGCTTATTAGTTTATTATTATTATATTTGCAAAAAAACAAATATATGTCAACAATATATCGTAATAGAACAATCCGCCCTTCAAGTAGACTTGAAACATCTGTATCTTATAAAATCAATACAGAGAAAGTCACGACAAATGATACATTGGTTATTACCATTAACCATGAAAGTGAGAATTTTCATAAAGAATTTACTTTTTCAGGAGAGAAGGTTGCAAACCGTTCCTCAATACACTTCAGATATATCAATGGAGAAATCATTTGGTCACCAGTTCAGCCTGATTAGATTCATATCTTTGCAGACTTAAATTATTCATCATCATAATCAGTATCAAAGATGCGAGCAACCATATCGACAATATTTTCTTCTATATCCTCGGTAGAACCTGTTACAGCATTAGCGATATTTTTCTTCTCTTGAATTATTCGATAAACCTTTTCGTCAATAGTGCGCCGGCCAAGGAAGTAGTAACAGGTAACAGAGTCTTTTTGCCCGATACGGTGTGCCCGGTCTTCACACTGACAGCAATCAGCATACGTCCAAGGGAATTCAACAAAAGCGACATTACTTGATGCAGTAAGCGTTAAACCAACTCCAGCCGCTTTTATCGAGCAAATGATTATATCCGCTTTTGGATTGTTCTGAAAGGCATCAACCGCTCTTTGCTTCTCATCCTGCGAATCTCTACCGGTAACAGATACGGCAGTGGGAAAGTAACGTTTCAGTTGATCTACAACTTCATGAAGCGAACAAAAGAGAATTATCTTCTTTCCATTCTCTCGGAAGTCTTTCACAAATTCAATAACATCGCGTACTTTTCCACGTGCGGAGATCTGCCGTAGAATATTGATACGTACCATGACTTCCCCTCGCAGAGCCTTTTCAATCTTTTCATCGTCGGCATCCTTATATTTCTGTAGATACATAATAAGATCACGCTCTGCATCCATATACTCCTTACGATTAGTAATTTCACATGTATTTACCTGGCGTATCTTATCTGGAAGATCTGTAAGGACGAGAGACTTTTCACGACGAAACATACAATATTTCCATAAATTGAAGTTCAATTCTTTCAAATTCGATGCTTCTCTTTGTCCGGAGCAGTACCGGTTAACAAATGGTTTGTAGCCACCGAAATCATCCATACGGTTTAGAATTGCCAGCTGTGGAATCAAATCTTTAGGCCGATTTACTACCGGTGTTCCTGTAAGCTCTATCACCCATTCTTTACCTGTACAAATACCCTTGCAAAACTTTGCCTGTTGAGTAGATGCAGACTTACAGCGATGGCTTTCATCAATGATAACAGACTTGAATAAATTGATTGAGTTTCTAAATTCCACATCGCGCAGCGTCCAGCCTTCGGCTTTCTTTATGCGTTGTACGAAGTATTTCTTTAGTGATTCATAGTTTACGATAAAGACTTGATGCATTCCTGTTTGATAAAAGAAGGTCCATGTATCACGTACTTTATCTGTGAGTACCATTGCTTTTTTATCCGTAAACTTCTCCCATTCCCGTTGCCAGTTTATTTTTAATGAAGAAGGACAAATAACAAGACAAGGAAAAGCACCAGCGATATTAATTGTTGCAATACTCTGCAATGTCTTACCGAGTCCCGGTTCATCACAGTTCATAAACCGTTTTAATTCTAATCCTCGAGCAATGCCTTTAAGTTGATAAGGATAAGGTTGAATTTTAAGATTATGAGGAATGACCAGCTCCGGAAGTTCCGGAATATCGTAAACAGCTTCTTCTTCCCTTTTTTCATTGCCACTAAGCCAGTTTATATTCTCAAATTGCTGTATTTGATAAATCATCCTTTCAAGATCAACTCTACTCCTAGTCGGAATAATCCAAACTTTTCGGGTACCGTCAAAACGTCTTCCAGGAATCTGCCTGATCCGATCTATGATAGAAGGTTTATATTTGAAAGATAATTCAAAATTATCTCCTTTTAATTCGATATTCATGATTTAGAGTATTTTGTAGGGGGAATTATCCCCCTATAGTGATTGGTGTTATGCAGTTGCATCTAAAGGAGCTGGAGCTTCTATTTGCTTCTTTCGCCCTCTTTTTTTAGGTTTATCTTCAATTATAACGGCTTCCTCCGGTTCGTCTGTATCAAAATCAAGACGTTCCTGTCTGACTCCCCATTTCTCTTCAAACAGATAACCCTCAACTTCTGCGTCACAAGCTGCCGCATCAATGCTCAATTCTTCATAGTAAGGATAGTCTGCATCAAGAAGAGGAACGAAGATTTTCAGATCAACAACTTTGCCGGACTGAAGTAATTTAGCTCCCATAATAGTAATTCCAGACACACCATCGACGCTATCGTTTGCATAGCCGGTTATGATGTAATTTTCAAGAATCTCTGAATAGCCAGGAGACGTAAAACTATCCTTATTAATATTGGCAGCTTCCGGCTGTTCGCACAATACGACAAGATGTAATTTAAGACGATTAAATGTCTCTCTTAAGTCACTATGAATGATCTGATCGCAGTTCTTGCTAATTACATTCGTGTAGTTTGCTTCCGAAAAACGTTCATTGTACACTACATTCAAGCGGTCCTTTTTAATAATCGCTTTCTTGATTTCATTTTTTGCTTGTTCCATAATCTTCTTTAGTTGATAAAGTAATAATACTAAACGTTGATACAACTCCCATTACGGCAGCCGTAGTTATTTCTCTAGTTGTAGCATCTTCTCTTTGAGAGAAAGATAATGCCGTAAACAGGCCGATAACGGATATTCCGATTGTGACTCTTCTTAGATTTTTCATGATAATTACTTTTTGTTGTTAAACATTCCGGACATTTGCATTTCTGCCTTAGCTTTACTTATTACAGTTACACACCACGATAATTGATGTGTTGCCGTCCGATTGCAACGTTCGCACCAATCAACTAAGTATCTCTCTTCCCGACATAAAGAATTGACTAGAGCATTTATCGCTGTCGCTGTTGCTTTCGCACTTTTTGCCGTGTCTACAAGCGTCTGCATGACCTCGGATTTCATTGCCTCATTGAGCCAATATTTTGAATCTGCGAGCAATTTGCCGGAACGAGCAACATATACAGCTAAGTCATTACCGCGTTGTACAGCTTCTGCTACATCTTCGCTCATAGTTATATTAAGGAATGAATCTATATTGGTTAATTCGGCCAATATTTGTTCTTTTGATGTAATAAGTAAATTCATATTGTTTTATGGTAAAATATAATCAGACCATTAATTGCCACCACTTAAAAGCAAGGTCCTCGTATTTCTCTTTTCCTCTGATGTATGAAGGGTGTTTCCGGTCGGTGATAAAATGCTTGAAGATTCTACAATTCTTCTTGCTGATAGCATAAATAAAATCTTGTTGGCTACCGGCTATATCCATATACCATGCCCGGGAGCGGTCCCAGTCAAAGAAATCTATCGCTTCATCAAATTGTGTCTGGGACTCTGCGAAGGTCGTTTTTAAATCACCTCCAAAGTTGAAAGAAGACAACCACCAGTCCCATTTACACCGTGTATCGAGATGATAAACAAAGTTCCCATAAAAGAACTCTTGTTGTTTATTAACCATAAACTTTTGTGTATCGGACTGTGCTAAAACGACAGCTAGAAATTGATCCTTTTCTGCTTCTTTCCGGAGAGCCTTACGCATTTCAAGCCCTAGTTCAAATTCGTCTTTCGTATACACGTAATCGTCTACCATTAACTTGTCATATCTTACACGCTCGTTTTCTGTAATAAGAGCATCTACAAGAGTTCCAAACTTGAACGCCTTCTCTTTATCCCCGTATTGAGCACGGGGATAAAGATAGTTCTTAAGCTCTGTCAGATCTGAATTGCTGACCTCCGGACGAGAGTAATATGAATCAGGATTTGACATGGCTATTTGGCTTTTACATCTGCTTCATATCGGATGAATTTTGATTCGATATGCTTTTGATCTTTACCGTTCGCCTGCTTCTCGCAATAAGTAATCATCTTTTTAAAGATTTTCTCCAGTTCTTCAACAGGCAATGTTTGACCTTCGTTTATCCACCACATCTGGAATATTTCTAAATATCCCTGCTGATGAAGTACAACAATCTTTTCTTTCACCTTGGCGTTAGTCGGTGGAGGAGCAATAGAAGCGGCAGCTTCCATAAAAAGACTACCTATAGAGCTTTGTTGTGCCTTCAGTGCAGCCTCTTGTTTTGCTGCTTCTTCCTCCTTTTTCAACTCTTCCATTCTTTTGGCTGCAGCTTCTTTTTCACGTTGTTTACGCAATTCTTCCGCTTTGGCAGCTTCCTCTGCATTAGCGAGACGAAGTTGTTCCAGTTCTGCAAGTTCCTTGCGTTTAGAGGGAACACGGTCGGTAAGGTCTTGCTTAACGCTTACAATCTTTGCCTTATACTGTTGAGCGTATTGCTCATATTTGCCCTCTAGAACTTCTCGGCGAATCTCCTGTTTTGTTTCTTGACTAATATAGTAAGTCGCAGAATCCGCACTAAACTTATCAAAATGAGATTTGGGATAATCGGTCTGAAAAACTGTGATTCCTATAACTTCACGATCGAAGTTTTCATAAGTCAAGTTGGAAAATATTCCCTGCAATTCAGAAACTTTACTTGAAAGATATTGGTTGAAATAAGAAAGAAGACTATCCCCTATTATCTGTCGATAGTTTGCTTTCTCTGTTTCAATTCTAGCTCTCTGTTCCGCTTCTCTCTTTCTTTTCTGTTCTTCTTCGTATTTAAACTTGGCATACTCATTGCGCTTTATCACAAGCTTTCCGGGAATTGTTGAAGGATCCTTAGGATCAATTTGTTTTTCTTGGGAGGTGAAAAAGGAACGTATTCTATCAAATATCTGCGTAATAGGTTTACGACGTTCATCCATATTTTTGAGTGTTACGCTAACCTTTTTCAAGTAGTCGGCTGTAGCCTGATCTATTGTTTCATTCATACCTTCTCCTTCGATAGTGTCAAGGAGAGCTTGCCCAGCTTCATTACACTTTTTGACAGAATTTGTATTCTTCCCCATTATATCTGGAAAAGATGACAGAATATTTTTTGCTTCGTCTATTTTGATTAACTCTGTTGCCATATTATTTATTTTAATCGGTTAGTAAGTATTAGAATCCACCGTCTTCATCATCATCGGAGACTGGCACCTGTACAGGTTCTGGAGCTTCCAGTTGTTTTTCTTCACCGAAAGGAATATTAGGATTATCCACAGCCTGAACGGGTTCATTAACCTTGTCTTCATCCACCAAGCCATAGTCGATAATTTCTTCCTCTTCTTGATCAGAAGCCATAATAGTAAACTTACCTGTACGCACCTTAGGATAAGCATCAAACGCATGTTTGATCATCTTATTCTCAAGGAACCCAGGGTCAATGCTTCCATTATTCGAAGTATAAAGTGCATTGGCTTTACCCAATTCACGTCTTTTAGTTTGATCGTTCCACTTCGAATTTGCTTTTTCACTATAATGTTTCAATCGTTCGATATCACCTTCCATTAACCATTGATAATCTACCGAGTTGTCATTTCGTACAATACGAATGAATGCAGCAATAACTTTGGTTGAAGTACGGGGGCATTGTGCTTCATACTCGATATTCTTTATACCATTAACTAAGGATGCTTTAAAATGATCTCCCTCATATACAACGACTGGATTATCCGCATACTTGATTTGCCCGGCACGCATACGCATTGTCAGTTCGCCATACCCGGTAACTGAAACATAGGCACGTTTTTCATAAATATCATATCCTTGTGCATTCTTGTGTCCGGTTTTACTGCTTCTACTAAGTATATAGCAAAGTGGATGTCCTGTTTGATCTAGTGTAAGACCGTTGACTGCTATATCAAGAAAACAGCCATATAGAGACATCTTTGTCGAATCTGCCAAATCAGGATTATCACGAAGAAGTTTTTGAAAGTTGAATACTTCTTTATGATACATTTGCTCACCTTTATCTGTTCCCCAGATAGCATTGTACATTTGAACGAATTTTGCCTGTACATTTTCACTTTCGACAATTTTCGTTGCTGGAAGCGCATTTAGCTCTTCCACTTTTACTTCAATAATTTTGCTCATAATTGTTTAAATATTAGCGTTTTATTAATCTCCTTGATATACTCCACGTCTATATTCCTCCATTAAAAGAATATCTTCGGCCGTGGGCTCTATGCTTATATCTTTTTTATCAGGTTTAATCTCTACAGGAGTAGGAACATAATTCTTTTTCTGTTCTTCTCTTTCTGCAATCTGCTTTCCGATACTATCTTGCAGAGCCTGTAATACTTCTGATGATTTCGGTATATATCTCATACAGCGATCTGCATTAGTTGTTTGATAATGTTATCCGGAACTTTATTATGCAAATCCATCATTGCACTGGCTGTTTCCAATTCGGATCGTTTCACATAATATTTTCCTCTTTCCTTATTATTTGCCGGATAAAACTTAATCCAGG